AATTTTTCTTTATCTGGACTTGTGTTGATATCAACATTACTTTCTAAATCTGTATCTCTTTTACCACTTTTTTGATAAGGGTTATTAGGTGCGTTTTTACCACGAAACTGATTTAATTTTGTTTTTAAGTCTACTAATGCCATTTTTTATCCTATTGGTTCTCTAATCCTGTTTTAATTTGTCCTAATAATTTATTTGCTTGGTCAAAACCTTTTTTATTTATTGTATTTATATCATCTCCACCACCACCAGCACCAGCCATTGGCATTCCACCACTTCTTAATCCGGTTAATCTTTGTATATCAGCTACACCCATACCCAATTCTGATGCGAACATTCTAGTTTGTTGAGCATTCAAAGTTCCGGTTTCTTTTAATATTCTAGATAGTTCTTCTTGAGCGGCTACCGTTTCACCTGCGGCATTTAAAGCGGTGAACCTTTCTAAACTTATTTGTTTTCCAAGTATCGTGGATAAAGTTTGTTCTTTATTGATTCGTTCCGTAATGTCTAATAATCCGTCTCCTAATTCTACAATAGAACCAAACTCAATACCAACCTTTTTCGCAGCGGCAGCGGCTTTAATTAAATTCTTTTCTCCTTTTCCGATAAATGATGCGAATAAATCAGCATTAGAAGCCAATTCATCAATCAATACACCTGGTGCAACACCTTGTGCTTTGGCTAAATTAGAAACTACTTCCACCATACTCAATGATAGTTCCTTTGAATTGTTTGTTAGTGGATTAAATAATGATACTAAGTTTGCTACATTTTCTGCAGAAACACCGGTATTTCTTGATACTCTTGCCAAATCTACCGAGAATCTAGCACTTGCTACACTAACCTCACCAAAGGTGTTGGCTATTGCATCAAACGAACTTCTAACTTGTTCTGCTGATAATCCAAATAACTTTGCTTTAATGGTATTGGCTTTTAAAGCTAAACCAATTTTCACATTTGCCATTACTCCACCACCAAACTCTTGACTTAATGCATTAGCTTGTTTTACCACACCTATTAAAGCGGCTCCAACTGCTAAAACTGCTGCGGCTATCTTCACATAGATATTCATTTCGGTAAGTTTATTGAATAGTGCTTGCATTTGATTCATTTTTTTCATACCATCGGCTATTCCTGGAAATATAGCTTCAAAGTCTCCTATTACTTCCTCTGATTGCTTTATTTCTTCTTTCATTTTTTTGTAACCTTTTTCAAGTTCTTCTATTTTTTTGGGGTCGTTGGTTTCGGCTATTTGTTTTTGTAAATCTTCAAGAACTTTGCTTTGGTCTCTAAGAAAACCAGTTCCTTTTAAAAACGAACCATAAACTCCTTTGTATTTCTTACCTTGTTCTTCAACTTGTTTATTCAAGTCCATTTGTAACTTAACAACTCCTTGATATTCTTTCGGAAGTCGTTTCAGAGCTTGTGATACTGATTCTGTTCCAGCTTCTACATTTGCAAAAGATTCTGCAAGATTTTGATTCAAATCTTTCATTGGTTTAAAGGTCTTATTAAATGTGCCGTCTTTGTTTTTTTTTAATGCCATATATTATGTTGTTAGGGTGTGTGAGATAATTTAAAAACTAAAATTTTTTAACGCTTGATTCCAAATTCTTTTTCTAAAATATCATCAAGTTCTTTTCTTGTTTTTTGTAATTCTGTATATTTGTTTTTGAAATTACGACTTTTTGCAGACATTTTTTTAAAAATGACTGGGCGCATTCCTTTACCAATATAGTAAAATATTTTTTCAAGAACTGATTCGTTTAGTGTTTTTTTAGCCATAAATGTAATCCTTTAGTTTATACAATAATAAATATCAACTTCTTAGATTTTCATTATTTAAATTTACTATTTGATTTTTTAAGCTGTTGTTCTTGTTGTTGTTTTTCTTGTTCATATTGTTGAACTAAGCGTTTGTAGTAGAATCTACGAAGATAAACGGGTAATTCATATACCTCGTCAAAAGTGAAACCACCTTTTGCATAAAAGATGATTTGAAATATTTGTTCGTGTAAGTCTTTCTTATACTCGGGAGTCAGGCCAAAAAAACTGAGCAGTTATAGGAACTGCCACTCTCTCCTGTTCACCTCTACTATTTGAAACTTCACTTCTAAAATCTAAATTAGGACTTGTTTCTTTGACAAAAGTTCTAAACGCTAATGAATCAACTGAAAGAAATTCGTTATCAACAAATTCGTTGATAGATTTTCTATCAGTTTTTCCGTCAACTGATTTTATTAAATGTTTTAACCTTGTTGAATTTTCACGACTAACTGCTTCTATATCATCTTTGAATACTTTTTGAATTGCGTCTATCTCAACATCTATTAACATTTCATCTTGGTGTGTTGGTATGGAAAAGGTCAATTCTCTTTCTGTTTTCGGTAGGGTAAACGAAAACGAGTTAATTCCTTTTTCGTAGTTAGAAAAATCATATTCTAATGAAACTAATTTTGTTAAATCTATTGCTCCTTTTACTCTTTCACCATATTCATCAATAAAAGTGAAATTATAATCTTTACCATAAGCTAATACTCTTGCTCCAATTAATATAGCATTCTTATCACCAACTAACAAATTATTATAGTCAATTGTTTTATCAACCATTAACGATTGTAATAGTTTGTCTAATGCTTTTCCTTGTTGAACTAAGTTTGCTGATGTGAGAATGTCTTCATCACGAGCAGTCATATATCTCATTTCTATTTTACCACTTGACAATGGATTGTCTTCTGGATAGAAATGTCCCTTCGACGGTAAATCAATGATTTCCGTGGGAAATTTATTCTGTGTCATTTTTACTCCTTTGTTTAAAACCTTTTAAATAACTATATTATTTTTTACCACCAAAGATTTTTTCAGCACCTGCGATACCGAAACAACCTAATGTGATTACGACGAATGAATTGTAAATGAATTCTTGTATTACTAATTCGTTTCCAAACGCACCAGTAACCATATCAACTATACTTGTTATTGTCATTACTGCGAAAGACATAAAACCAATAATTGATTTTTCATTGTATTCATTCTTATCTTTAAATATTTCACTAAATCCCATTTTTTATCTCCTAATTATTTTTTATATTTGATGGGTCTGGGTATAATAAATATACTACATCACTACCACTTACTCTTGATAAACCGACTTCGTAAACTTCTTTTTCAGTAAATTCAGAAGCGGCTATTGTTTCTCCGTGTGGTGTTGTCAACACGGTATCACCTGCACCTGAACCAGAAATGAAAAATCCACTCGCTCCTTTTTCAGAACCTGTAGCATAATAATCTTTAGTTGTTACTTTTGTAATTTTACTAAATTTAGGTGTTTGATAACTCATATTCTATCCTTAGAATTGTAAGATTGCATAATCATATTTTAGAGTTAATGCAATTTCAACTGGGTCTGATGTTGCATAATCCAATGTTCCGAAGTTAGCTGCTTCAATATAAGTTCCTTTTAAAGTCCACTCTTCAACAATGTCTCCGACTGGTCCTAATAAATTAAAAGTAATATCTTTTTTGTAGAAGTCAGAATAACCTTGACGACCTGTTACTGATTCGTGATGTTCTCTAATCCACTCCATTACTCCTTGAGCGGCTGATGGAACTACTGGGTCATATAAGGTGATTTCTAATGGTTGCCATGCACCTTTACCTTTAACATATCTTTTAACATTAATATGTTCTAATACCACTTCATCAAACTGAATAGAAGGTCTATTCATTGCTTTGATTGTGAAGGCTGGTATACCTTCAATATACATAATGAACCTATTCTGTGTTTTAGGTTCAAAAGGTGTAAACATAATCTCTGATGGGTCTAATAGTTCAGCCATTATAAATCTCCGTGTTTCATATTCAGTAATAAATATAACGAAACCGAAAAAATGATTAAATATATTTCATTATGTTTTGAAAGTTTTTTAGAAGTTTTATGTGCTAAAAAAAACCCCACTAAAAAGTGGGGCTTTTTCTTTATTTAACTATTATTCAGGGAATGTAGCACCTGTTGGTTGAACTACAAAGTCTAATACTATAAACTCTGCTGTTCGTGTAGGTTGAATAAATATCTGTCCTATTAAACGATTTCTGTCGATTTCGTCAGGAGTGTTATTTGTATCATCCATAACCACTCTAAATGCACTTAAACCACTATTTGACTGAACATCCTCTAAGAAAGGATTAACAACATTTAAGAAACGATTTCTTGTTGCTGTTGTGTTCTGTTCAAATACTAAGAAACGAGAAGTTGATGCGATAAATTTCTTTAAAGAAATCAATAATCTTCTCACATTTACTCTGTCTAATGCACTTGGTTTTCCTTGAAGAGTTTTTTGTCCAAATACTACAACACCTTGTCCAGGGAAAGTAGCGATTGGGTTAACTCTATTTTCATACAACTTATCTCTTTCACTATGAGTTAGTCTTGTTTGTGCTTCAACAACATCTGCTAAACCACCACGATTTAAACCTGCTGGAGCGAACCATTCAAAAGCTACCTCGTCATTGAATGCAATGACACCAGGTAAAACAACTGAAGGTGGCACCCAAGTTGGTCTGTTAGTATTTTCGTCTATGACTTTTACCCAAGGGTAATAAGTTGCTGTAAAGTTTGAATCCAGTGAACTTATATTACTTGTTACAGTATCTACTGAATCACCATACTTAGCAGCGTCAAGGATAAGGAAAGTATCCGCTCTATCTTCTACTTTATTGATTGCGTGATTAGTTACTGTTGAGTGAGTTCCGTGAATTACACCAGGTAATACCATCATATTGATATCAAACTCGTCAGGATTACTTACTGCGTTAATAGCTCTCTTGTAAACAATAGAACCACTATCTGCTGAAGTGTTTAAGTTAAATCCTTGTGTGTTTGAACCTGCAATGTCTGTTCCAACAGCATAATGAGTTGCTGGATTTTGACCATCAAATCCCCATTGGAAAGGAACTGAGAACTTTCTTTGTTCTATTGCTGAATTAGAAAGTGTTATCAATTCTGTTTGGTCTGCGAAAGTTGATGCTACTGATGTAGCTCCGTCAGAACCTAACATATTTTCCAATGACATTGTTACATTACTACCTACTGCGGCAGTTGATGGGATTGGTGATAGGTATTCTCTATTATTGAGATTACCAAAGTCAAACCCATAAAATGTATTTTGGTCAAAGTCTGATACTGATGAACTTTGATTTGATTTAAATGAAGCTGTTACAATTTGTGTAGCGGCTACTTGTGTTGATAAGAAAGGAACATATAGTTTATTGAATCCAAAAGGCACCACAGTAGTTGGGAAAGTTTCTAAATTAGAAAAATCTCCTACTCTAATGTGTTTACTTTTGTTTGGATAATCACCATAAAAAGTTAATTTACCATTTGAGTCAATAGATGTGTGTCTATCACCAATTGCTCTTGCAAAATAATTTGTTGAACTTGGGTCAAATGTTAAATTGTCAAATTGTTCCATTACTGAATCATTTCCGGGTCTACTTGAATTGTTATTAAAGTTTACTGAACGCACTTGTAATGAGAAAGTTCCGTAATCAGAACCAGCAACACTACCAGCATCTTTTACATTTAAGATGTTGATTTTGAAGTGTTCATTTACATTACTTCCGTGTGAACGAGTGTAAACTCTAAACAAATCAGACCTAGAACCACCAATATTCTGTGATTGTATGTAAGGTGTTCTTGCATACTGATAGTCAGAATTACCTGTCCAAGTAGCGGCTGTTCCGTCTGAATTGAATGCAGTTGCTCCATCTGATAAATTTAGTCCATTTATTGAACTAGAAGCAAATCCAAAACTACCTGTTAGTTTATTGATGATATCTCCGTGAAATGATTTAAAGTTTTTATACAAATATACTGGTTCAGAATTGTTTTGTGGGTCATTAGATAGAACTTTATCAATGTAAAGTGCACTAGAAGTATTAAAAGAAATTGTTTTTTCTAGATTACCGGTTGATGAAGTTACAGCTAATTTAAAAGAACCTGTTACATTTTCGACAACTTTCATTGAACTTGTAAATTCTTCTACACCCATTGAAAGTCTCGTTGGTGCTAAAACTGACAATATTTTATTATGTGAATAAGATTCAGCCGTATTAGCAGTTGAACCTGAGACCATAAGGTCAATAGTGTTGGCTTGATAACCACCAATTGCAAGAACTCTAACAATTGTTACTGTACCAGCAGATTTTAAGTATTGTTTAGCCGTGTAAGGGACATAAAAACGAGAATCTAAAGTTCCAAATATCTCTTCAAACTCACTAAAACTACTGATGATTGTTGGTGTGAACGCTGGCCCTTTTTGTGTAGGCCCAATTAACGCGGCACCAATCTCAGAAATTCCTTGTGGTAAGAATGATAAGTCTTTTTCTCGTGTAAATACACCAGGGCTAACTATTCTTTCTGCCATTATTTTTCTCCGATTGATTGAAATTAAAACTAATAATAAATATCAGCTTATAATCTCAAAAGTGTTATACGATACTAATTTTTTTAGTTGTCTTTGATTTCTTCAGCACTAACTGGTGTGTATTCACCTGTTTGTGGATTTAAAGAACCTGGGCCATATTTTTCAGTTAGAGATTGAACTAATTCAGTTTCTTTTTGACGATTATCGTCCCACGCTTTTTCTAACGCTTCTTCTGATTGTTCTAATGAATTAAATTGTCTTTCTAAATTCATTTTACTAACTTTTAATTGACCAAACTGAGTCGAAATACCTGCATAAGTATTTTGTAACTCTTGTAATGATTGAAGCTCTTCCTCAGAAAATTTTACCGCTTCACCATCACTCATTTGACTTTTTAGTTTTGTTTCTTCAGCCATTTTGTAACTCCTTATTGTTTTACTGCTTTATATCTACGACCTGAACTATCTTCGTTTTGTAGTTCAATTGCTTTTTCCCAGGCTTCTTGTTCATCATCAAACGAAAAAGTTTGAGTATCACCAGAACCACTTAATTGACTCCAAAATTGTTGTTTTGTTGCCCAATCAGGGTCTTGTGAACCTGTTAAAAAATATTGTTTTACTACTATCCAAGTCATATGTTAATAAATATCAGTTTGTTTTTGTTTATTCAATTTTATTTTAAATAATTTCTATTGAGATTTTTATCTCCGAGTGTGCTAGTATTCCACTAGCATAGAAATTTTCGTTGTCGGTAAATATTGTATAAGTTGAATATTTACCCTCATATCTTTCAATACTCATTACTTCAAAATCACTATTGTCTATTGTTTTTAATTTATCACCAACTTTTAATTGTTTTGATTCTAATTCATATCTTTCCAATGATAATTCTGGTTCAATAGAAACTAATTCATTATTTATATTAAATAACGGGTGGTCATCTGTTAAAACTAAATCGTTTACTTTGTATAAATTATCGTGTTCTGGTTGTTGTATTTCGTTAATTATAGTTTCTTCAATTTGATTAGTTTGTAAATTATATGAGTAAACCAAATCACCCTCATTTAATTCACCAATTAGTTTATCTCCGTTAGGTGTGTTTACTGGAATAGACTCGTGTAAACACAATCCACCAAATGAACTTGCATTTACTCTAAGTTCTTTTTCACTATTTACACCACCATTATTTTCTAAATATAATGTATAAATAGAATTTGAATCTGTTTTGACTGCGTGTGGAATTGCTTTAAATTTAAAATACAATTGAGTATTACCACTTAAATCTGATATTCCGTCATTGAAACTACCTGATGAATCTGCTATATTTACAAATCCACCCTCAGAACTAAAATTATCTGTTGAAATATTAATTTGAACCGTGGTATCCATTGTATCACCGGAAACTTGTTTTTTACCAACTAAAAGTGCACCACTTGAACCAGTTACAAAAATTCCATAACCAGTTTTAGTTTGATTTGAACCACCCACTGTAACTGAGAAAGTAATATCATTTCCACTAAAACTACCAGTCCAAGCATTGAAAGTTGCATTAGTTACTAAGTCGTGGTCATAAGAATAAAACTCAGACATTGCATGCGGTGCAGAACCATCAGGTCTATCACCTGAATCATTACCAGTATTGATTGTTGCAACGGTTCCATCTGATAAATCTTCCAATGATGTATTTGCAGTAGTTGATGTTCTACCGAACTCGGTATTTATCTCACTCATCTTTACTTGTGCTGAACCTGTAATTGTCATTGTTTTTTAAGTTCTTCGATTTCTTTCTTTAATTCTTTGATAGATTCTATTAACAATGGAACTAATTTTTCATATTGAACCGTTAGATAGTTTTCTCCGGATTTTGAATTGTCTGTTCCGTCATTATCAAATGGAGCTATCTTTA